CCCGGTTTCGGGGTGCGCCCAGGGCGCGGCGGCGCAGGATCTGTCACCCTGTCGCCGGTTCCGTGTCGGTCCGGTTCCCCCCGTCCAAAGCGGGCGGCTTCGGCTCTGCAGGCTTCGGCTGCTGATCCGGGAGTGTAGCCCCGCGCTCAGATGAGCAGGCGGAACCGTTCCCGGTCGCCCTCGTAGCGGCCGGCGACATGGGAGCGCACGGCGAGCACCGACGCCCCGGCGTAGACCGGCTCGGAGGTGAGGGCGACGTGGTCGAGGTGCCCGGAGAGGCGTTCGATGACCCCGTCGGCCGTCTTACGACTGCCGGCGCCGGGGTTGGGTTTGAACCCGATGGACAGGCCGGTGATCTCGCCCTCCCGGTACATGGTCAGCGCCGTGTTCCCCGCCGGGGTGTCGAAGATCCGCCACGCCCCGTACAGCCCATCGGGCTGCTCTCGCAGCTCCTCGGTCTTGCCGATATGGGCCCGGCCGGTCAGACGGGTTTCATGCGAGTCGTACAGCTTCACGAACCCGTTGGTGGCGGCGGCGAGCTGGCGGGAGAACACGCCGGGCACGAACCGCTCCTTGAAGTTGCCGACGTCGGCGGTCACGTTGTACGGCACCGCCCGCCCGTACATGAGCCGGCCGTCGCCCTGCACGGTCAGGTCGCGGACCTCCATGACCAGGGCGAAGGTTCGTTCCTGGTAGCCGAGGGCGTCGGCCGGTAGCGGCGCCGGTCGAGAACGACCCGACCCGGCCGAGCCCTCGTAGCCGGCGCCCGCCCCGCTGCCTATGTCGGGGTGGGCGGCGGCCATCTTTTTCGCCTTGGCCATGGCCTCGACCCGCTGCGACGCGGTGAGCGTCGAGGCTTGGGGGATGCGGGCCAGGGCGTTACGGACGTGGTCGGCGTCCGGCTTCCCCGAGGCGTCCTTGACCGGGAAGTATCGCTGCTTGGTGCCCTTGGCGTCGGTGAAGACCAGCAGGAAACTGGACTCCGGTAAATCATTCACGAAGGCGGTCGACCATTCGGCCATGGGTCACTTTCCTCCTGGTGGGCCGGCGTTGGCGGGCGGGGTCGGCAGGGTGTCGCCGGCCGGGAACGGCGTAGCGGTTTCGGGCCCGCCCGGCTGGGGCGGGACGTTGGTCGGCACCGGGGGCAGCTCGGCGGCCACCTCGACCCCGGCGGCGATCACCTCTTTGGTCACCTGGGCTTCGACGATGGCCATGGGGTCCATGTTGTTCTGGGCTCGGATCTCGTCGACCAGCATCCACTGGGATTGGGGGCCGGGTCCGCCCAGGGCGGCCTGGTAGGCCTGGTACTGGGTGAGCGTGTCGGTCCGCAGCGACGCGGTGAGGTCCCATTCGGCGTGCTGACCCCGGGGCAGCCACTCCAACGACACCGACTGCTCGAGCAGGTGCGTCCACGGTGCCACGGCGTCGTTGCGGGCCTGGACCTCCTCCATTTCGGCGTTCTTGTACGTGCTGCCGCCGATATTGGCGCCCAGCTTGGAGGGCGGCAGGCCCCACATCAACGCCATTTCGATCAGCCCGAACTGGCGGGACTCGATCATCTGCGAGTCGACCGGCTTGTAGGCCATCGGGGTGAAGTCGGTGAGCTCGTTCAGCACCGCCGGGGTCGACGCCCCCGAGTACTTGGCCACCCATTCCGCTTTGGCCGAGTCGGCCTGGGCTTGGGTGATCTCCGGGCGGTGAATCTTGATGATCCCCGACGGCATCCCCCCGTTGATGAAGTAGTTCGCCGCGTAGGACTGCAACGCCTGCTGCATCGTCACCGCGTCGGACATGGAATCGATGATCCCCCGCCCCAGCGGCCAGCCGGGTCGGGCCAGATGCGATTTGCAGTGCCAGATCTGGTCGGGGCTGTAGAGCTGCCCGGCCGCGTAGTAGGCGCCGATCCCCGGCGCCATCGGGTTGCCGGTGAACCGGACCGCCACCATCAGCGGGTGGATCGGCTTCAACGTGGTCGGGTAGCCGAGCCGGTCGAACCCGGTGATGATGCAGATGGCGTTGCCGTACAGGCACAGGGAGGCGGCCACCGCCGACCAGAACGCCATGGGCGTCTGATCCGGGTCGGGCTGCGACAGGACGGCGGGGGCGGGGTCGACGAGCTCGGTGCCCCGGTAGGCGGCCACCGGCAGTTCCCCGACGGCGCCGGTCACGTACCGGTACCCGGCCCAGAAGGCGGGGACGGTCAGGGCGTTGGCTTCCGAGGTGGGGGGCAGAATGTTGGACGGCGGATACCACGGCTGCGGGGAGGCGGGGGTGGGCCCGGCGTTGGGAACCATGCTGCCGAAGTTCGGCGACGACCGGGTCAGCAGCCGCCCCAACCCCATCAGCGGTCGCCGATCTCGGCCACCGTGCCGGCCACCACCAGGCCGAGGCCGCCGACGACCAACCCGGCCCACACGGCGAGGAGCCCGAACCCGACCGCCATCGCCAGGACCCCGAGTAGTTGCGCGAGCACCGACGCCCATCGTCGCACATCGTGCGCTGGGCGGACAGTATTCGGAGAAGTGACCGGCTCAGAGGATCTGGAAGCCACCGTCCCCAGCCTTCACGAGACCGTACCGGGCCAGTGTGACCGCCACCAAGGGAGACGTATCAGCGCCGGCACGGCGCGCCCAAACCCAAGCGTCGCCCAACACCCGCTTACGAGCGGCGCCGACCGCCACGTTCAGGACCGGCTGATCCAGGTGGGCGACGGCGCCGCCGACCACCGCGTCGTAGAACTGGCCGGCCGCCGCCGCGTACTCCCGGGCGGTGGTCGCCGCAGTCTTCACGGAGAGCCGCTCCAGTTCGTCCACAAGGCTGTAGGCGGGTGACAGGCCGTCTACCACTACCGGCCACGGGTTCCAGCGCTCATAAAGCTCTCTAAGCCTGCCCACCACCCAATCCGTTCCTGGGCGGTGCTCGACGATCTCCACGTGCTGGCGGCGGTCCTGACGGCGCCCGGCCACCCCGATCGCCGCCCACGCCCTATCGGGGGTGATATCCAGAGCGAAGCACGGCACCCCGGCCAGTTTCGACCCCGGGTCCCGGCACGCCTGCCAGCCGGCGACGTCGAAGACCGGGCGGCCGCCCCCGGCCCGGCGGTTCAGGTAGGCCCGGGCGAACTCGGCGGGGTCCATGGCGTCGTGGTCCACCTGGATGACCTTCTCGGTCACGGTGTAACCGAGCGCCGGCATGCACCCCCACCACGTCTCGGGGTCGTCAGGATCATCTGAATCGGACGCGCTCCACTCAAAGTACGCAACGTCGGACCGCTCGCCGGCCTCGACCCGGGCCCGGCCGTCGTCCACCTTGTCGTGCAGATAGACCGACTCGTCGGTGCCCATGGTCGACACCACCCAGAGCTGGGCGGCCGGGCGGGTCGACATGGCCGGGCGGAAGCCCTGCTCGACGTCGGCATCGGGCCGCGCCCACGCCTCGTCGATCACCCCCAAGTCAAGGGTGGTGGAGTGACCTGCTGTCTTCGTCGGGGCGGTAATCCCGATGGTCGACCCCGTCGCCGTCCACGTCATCTGCTCCGACCCGTTCGACCGTCGCACCTTGACCGCCCGGGCCAGCGGGGTCCGTTCGATGAACTGGCACTGCTCCTCCCATTTGGCCCGGGCGTAGTTGCGGTCCTGGGCGGTGTAGACGATGTGCTGCCCCGGCCCCCAGAACAGCGACCGGTCGACCTCGACGGCCAGCAGGGTCGACGTCTTCGCGTTCTGCCGGGGGATCGTCAGCCGCACCTCCCGGTAGACGGGCAGCCCGGTCAGCGGGTCGAGCTCCAGGGCGACGTCGGCAACCTGCGACTGGTGAGGCATGAACGGTTGGCCGAGGCTGGCCGCCACCCTGGCCACCCGCCAACCCAGCGAGGCCCGCTCAGGACTCCTCGGTGTCGCCCAGCGGGGGCGGGCTAGCGATCGCCGCGAGCCAACCGGCGAGAGCGTCGTCGTCGTTGCCATTGTCCCCTAGACCCCGGACCATTTTGAGGGCGGATAGTTGCACACGGGCGATAGCGGCCAGCTCGGCGGGCGCCATGTCAGCGTCGTCCAGCTGCTCGGACAGGGTGGTGAAGGTGGCGACGGCCGCGGCGTCGACCTCCTCGAGGCGACCGGCGGCGCGCAGGGCGGCCACCGTGCGCTCGGCCGCCCGTTTGTTCCGAAACCGGGTCATCGCGGCCAAGCGTAAGCCCATCCCGCCCAATCTCAGCCCGCCGCCGCCAATTTTCCGATTTTGGGGAGAGATTCGACCGTTGTGCGAAGCAGTCGGACGCCGGCCGCGAAATGCCCC